CTGCCATACCTTGTGGGGCATTCCCCATTATACCATTAGCCATTATATGCCTCCTCTTAATCTTTCACCAGCAACTGATGCACCACCTTTTGATGGACTAAATCCTGTACCACCTTTTCCAGTAGCTCTTGCTCTATCAGCTTTAGTTCCTCTATCATATGCCTGTCTTTGAATAGAACTTAAATCAGTTCCTGTTTGTTCTTCTCTTTTTTTTCTTTCTTCTTCAAAAAAGTCTATTTGAGATTTTTCTTCTTTTGCTTGTTGTGCTTTTGCTTCTTGTGCTATTCTTTCTTCTTCTGCTTTTTCTCGTTTTTGTGTTTCTTGATCTACATAATTTTGAATTTGAGAACTAGTTGTAAATCCTTTACTCATAGCTTCTTGTACTAATGCAGGATCAACACGTTGACCACCTGAATAGAACTGCCCTGCAACACCTTCAAATCCTATATCAGGGAAATTAAACGCTGTAGTATCAGCAGCACCTAGCATTGGCATTTCATCTACTGTTAATTGCTCTGCATATTTTTTATATGCTTCTTCAGGATCACCAACTAATGATCCGTGTGTTTGAGCATAAGCTGATGCAGGTACACCACGAATATCTACTTCTGATACTCTATTTAGTTGTTGTAAATCTGCAACCATTTTCATTTGACCCGGATTAGCAGGATCTTCAACTTCTTTTAAAATTCCTCTATTTTTTAATGCTTGCTCATCTGTAAATTTATCTATTTTTGGTATGGCAAAAGGTATACCTAAAATTGGATGTATGGCTCCTGCTATTACACCTATAACAGTATTAGCAAAATCATCTTCAGGTTTATAATCTACAGTTCTAGTATCTGCATTATATGTATTAAAATCAAAATTACCTTTATTTTTTAATTCAATAAAAGATTCTACAGCTTCTCTTGATTGTGCATTTAAATCAGGTTTAGGAGCTTCTGATGTTGGTTGTCCTGCACCTTCACCCTCAAACGCTGGTGGTACATAATTCGGATCAACAACACACATTTTCTTTTCAGCATCATAAATATACCCCGGTGGGCATGGATCTGTTGTGGGTGTTTCAGGTGTTGTATCTGTTACGGGAGCTGTCGGAAACTCTGGTTCAGTTTTAAATGTAGGCATTGTAGGCATACTGGTGTAATTAAAAGGCTGATATTGGTATTTCCAATTTGACGTATTAGGATCAAATTGTAATACTAAATTCTGACCTAGTAATCTATTGCCAGTTTTTTGTGGTTCGTCATACAGTGCCATTATATTTATTTATACTCCCTTAATTGTATTTTAAGATTCTTCAGTTGGCGTAGAGAACTGATCTTCCCTTGGAGTCGGTACACCTCCAACTCCGATGTTGCCACCTCCAACGCCTGTGAGGTCACTTGGATTTGCTCCTGCAGGTACTCCTCCAGATGCAGCCACATTGGGTTGTCCACCATCGCCTTGATTTGTTTTGCTTCCATTTGCCATTCCCATTATCTTTGCAAAGATTGCAGCTCTTTCAGGATCATTAATTAATTTTTCTGGTTCAATATCTAGAGTCTTTGCAATCTCTCTTAATACTGAATGCCATTTTACAAATGGTGCAAGATTCTGATTTGATGCTGCTTGTAAGAAAGTCATCAATCTTTGTGAACGAACTTCTTTCTGCATCAGTGAAGATGTTCCTCTTGCTTTAATATTTAAATCACCACGTATTTCTGGTGTGTCCTGATTAAACTGCATATTCCATTGGAAGAATGATTCTCCCAAAATTTTTAATAAAAAATCATCAATGTTTTTAATAACTGTTTTAATATTTAATGCTGCAGCTCCCATTAACATTGACATACCTGCTGCAGTTCGAGTTGTTGATTGAACCCCTGTTTGACCATGAGAGTAAGATGGGATACCTGTTGATTCATCCGCTAACTGTCTGAATCGATCAAACATCATCATATTCTCAGGAGCAGTATTAGGAAATTTTAATCCATGAATTGCTTGTCCTGTCATACCACTTTGTCGTCTAAATATTTTTCCGGGGTATACAGACATTTCTTGACCCGGAACTAACATAGTTTCATCAACATCAAAAACTAAGTTACCTGCTAATGCCAAGTTATCAATAGCCATTCTTGCATGACCATTCATAATTGTTTGTGCATCATCCATATTTTCAGGTATGCCCACGCCAAAGAATTGATAAGGATTGATTTCATAAGGGCATACCAAGTAAGGAATCCTTGAAGGAGTAAAAGGATTAAGTACTAATCGGATAATTTCATCTCCACATATCCAACAGTTTATAGATACTTCATCTAAATCATCATCGTCATCATCAACTTCTAAACCTGCTTGTTTAGCAAGTTGTTTATCCATATAACCCCAGTATTCTAGAATTTCATATCGATTTCTGTCTAATTCGTTTGTTGTATTCTCACGATCAATTAATGAACTTTCATAACCTCTAGGTTCATAATTGTATCCATTTTTTAAACACTCACGAATAGCATCTGCTCTAAAAAAGGGTCTATTAATTAAATCTCTTAATTGAGATCGAGTATATATGTGTCTTTGGATGACATAGTCTGATTCCTCAATATTAACTGCTTGTGGATCAGGATAAATATTCCAACAACTAACAGCTTCTATTTTAGGAACTAATTTAGTTGTAGAAGTATATTCATTCTCATTTGTTTCAGGATTCTTTTCCCATTTATGTAATGTTTTATCATAACTAAATGGTCCTTTAATAATTCCTGTACCTAAAAGGCACATTTCAAATAAAGAATGTTTTAAAGTTGTTACAGCATTAGCTTCTTCTAACTGATCATGAATAAGTTTTTCCATATTAGCTGCAGCCATTTGAGCAGGAGATATTTGTGGTTCAGCTCTACTATCGTTTGCTTCCCCATCAACAAAACCTGCTTTTCCATATTTCTTTTTTAAGCCACCTAGAACATCATTAATAACTTGTCCTTTTTCTCTTTCCATGCCATCGCCCGGAAATCCATAAGGACTTTCAAAAGTATCTTCTTCTTGTTCTTGTTCTTGAGCTTGTTTTGGAATATGGGCATACTCACTAATACCTTCTGGTACAGGAGTAGGTTCTACACCAATTGGAAATTTACCTGATGAAAATAATACCTCGATCAATTGACCATAGGCAGCCATTACTTTAGTCTTTGTAACTTTTACAAATACTCTTGACTTTTCTTTTTCGGTAAAAGTCATATCAGAACCATAGATACCTCTATAGTTTCTGTAACTTCTTAACCACCTATTTTCATCAAATAACCTAGCTTCTTCTGATTCATTAAACTTGCCTTTAACTAAACCAACAAGTTCAGCATACTCAGAAGATTCTGTTTCATTATCCAGAGCTAGGATTTCATCATCAGCCATAATTAATTAATTCTAGTAATCCCTCTCGTCAGCCATAGAAAATATTTTGCCATCAACGTAAGATTTTTTTTGCTTAGGCATATCTACGTTTTGACCATTTCCGTCATAACCGTTAGGAAGATTGTCAGCAGGTTTAGCCATTTTCTTTTGATCTTCTGCTAATTCACCTTGCTTGTACATCTTCATCTTAAGGTTGTCTTTTTTTACTTTCATAGTTACTCCTCCTTAGTTAGGTTTTTTTGTATGTAAGGTAATAACCATTTATTATCCACACATACTGTTGTGAGTCCGTTAGCGATTGTATTAACAATCTTTTCTTCTGTTGTTATATCTAGACCCCATTGATATACAATTGCGTGAAGAATCTCGTGTATTAATGTATTGGCATGTGATACATTATCTTCATTTATGGATAATCCTATAGCTCCTTCTTTAGCAAAAAATTCTCCTGATGCTTCATTAGAAGTGGCATAGTTTTTATCCCACATTTGAAATTCGTAATTTCGATATCCTATTTTTATTTTCTTAGGTAATTTCATTAGTATCCAAATGTTTCATCTGCAGGTGTAAATTTTTCTACAGTGTTATAAAATCTTTGACTACTTTCGTAATGGTAAGGATGCATTGGTCTACTCATACAGCCATATCGAAGTGCATCATATGCGTGATCTTCTGCATTTGTATCAACATCCTCAGGATTGCTTTTATCTACTGGTAGTGCAGGAAGTGTTCTCAGTAGATTACGACAATTTGAAAATACTTTTAAACTAGGTTGTTGTGTTTTTTCATCTAGCTTTAATCGTCTGTGGATTTCTAATTTTCCAGCTACACGACTCTTAGGACTTCGATCAGAAGGTCTCCAACGACATCCTTGTTGAATCATTGATTCAGCAATACTAGGTCCTGTATCACCTCTTCTAGCCCAAGTAGATGAGTCAAGTATTCCGTATTTAACAAACTCACCATGTTCTAGTTCTAAAACTTTTTTAGCAAATTCATCTGCTGTTACTCGTTGTGTATATAGTTCTCGATAAACCCAAAGGTTATTATCAAAGTCAATAGCAAACCATAAACAACATGCAGGTGAACTATACCCCCAGTCAGCCGATCTAAACCTTACCCAGTTTCTTGGTATGTCGAAAGGTTCTGATACATGAGCAACTGTGCTAAATTCTGGAAAGGATGAATTTTCATACGCATTCCAATCACCTTCTAAAAACTGTTTACGTTGTGTTTCAGGTAGTGATGACAACATAATCACATAATCTTCTGTTTGCATTAGATAAGGATTATCTTGTAACTTAGCAGGTATAAATCTTCTTGTTATTGTTTTTACACCTAGAGGTGTTTGAATCTTTTCTTCAAACTTTGTATTTGGTTCAGCAGGATCAACAAACATTTCTTTGACCCATTGTGATCCTACGTTTCCCGGATTCCCTGTTGCTCTCATAAAAACAGGAACTTCAGGATCGGTGCTTCGTAAAGATGATCTTAGAAAGTTATATATCTCTGGATTAGGATACTGGGGTAATTCATCTATTCCAATCCAAGTATATGACTGACCCTGATATCGTAAAACGTCTGTCATGTTTTCGGCATAACCAAATTCGATTCTTGCACCTGAAGGAAATCTCCATTCCTTTTCTTGTTCTCTCCATTTTGTTCCGGGATAGGCTTTCGGATACAATCGTTGAGAATGAGATATTAAGTCTCTCAATTCAGGCATTGTTCTACGAATCAGCAATGCTCGATGTGAACCTTTATCACAATAACGTAAAGGATCAATTAGCATGGCATATGATTTGCCACCGCCTCTTGCTCCTCCATAAAAAACTTCTCGTTCACTTGCAGCTAAGAACTGTGTTTGTGGACCATCATTAGGTTCAAAGATAATATTATCTTTTGCTTGTTCTTGAACTGTGGGTGTTAGTAAATCTAACTTATCTTTTTCTATAACTTGAGACTTTGTGTTTGGGTCTGTTGCCTTTTGTAAAGTTTCTTTTTTTTCTTTAGCGTTATAGATTTCGTTCTGTAACTTTTTTATTTTTTTAGTCTGCTTGTTAATAGCAGCTTTAGCTGATAGTTTTGCTTTTGTTTCTTTATTAAGAAATCTTTTACCACCTCTTCTTTGACCTACATTAAGTTTCGGTTTCGGTGGTGGTATTTCGCTCATGTCTATCTAAAACTTTCTTTACTCCTATGTGACTAATATATCTTCCTGTTGTTGCTGTTAGCCATCTTGCAACTTCTCTATATGAACAATTCTGTATATAGACTTGTGCTTTTTCGATAGCTTCTATTTCTTTTTCAATAGGTTCAATATAATCTGGATTATCGTCACACAGTTTATAACCATAGGGTACTACCCTTGCAATTTTTTTAATTCGTTCCATCCTTAGGTGGTAATATAAATATTCCGTGTGCTATTTTAGCATTCACGTCTATCTGTTCTCTTTTTACTAATCCTACTCTATCTAAAATTTGTTTAGCTGCTTCCATTCTAATATTGGCTGCAGGTGTTGTTCCATCTTCATTTAAAGCATTAACTAAACCCATTGCAGCTCTAGGAGAATACATTGCTAATACTCCTTCGGCTCGTTCAATAATTTCTTGTTTTAAAGAACGTACAACATTAGCATAAGAAGTAGGAGCATAACCTGCAAGTTCTGCAGCTTTACTTGGACTTCCTTGAGCTTCTCCAAACAAAGCAATTAAAAATTTTTCTTGTTGCTCTGTTAGTTGCTTTTTAGTAGCAACGCTAGACATTATTTTCTTTTAATTCCTTTAACGTGCTTTTGACTTTTAGGTGGAGATTTTTTACTACCACTTTTACCAGCCCATAAAACTTTATCAGCCCAGTATGCAGCACTTGTTTTGCCTTTTGAAATGTTTTTTGCATGACGTGCTTTAAATGATTTACGAGCTTCTGCAGAATAGTTATGACCCATAGAAGCATCACCGAAGCGAATAAGTCTGGGCTTCCCGTTCTCAAGTATAGCGACTTTACCTTTTTTACCACCTTCAGTGGTACGAACAGGTTTGCTAAATCCTTTGAGACCATGTTTTTTAAGAAAGTTTTTTTTCTTTTCTGCATCGCTCATTGCCATTATTTTGTTGCCTTTGCTTTTTTCTGAGCTGTCTTACTTAAATTTTTATAGTGGTATAACTTCTTACTAGATTTAGTATGAGTTTTACCTGTATGTAAATCTCCATTAGCCATTGCATGTTGAAATCCTTTCCACTCTGTACCATCTTTAAGATAGTGACCTTGTGATTTCCATGAATTGCTTGATGCTTTTTTTGGCTTCATATTACTTTTTCTTTTTTAATTTTTTAAAATCAGCACCTGTAATTTTGCCGTAAGGTTTTGCCTTGTCTAATTTAGTTTGTTTACCTTTTAGTTTTGCTTTTGGTTTTTTCATTCCGTACATTATTTTACCCTCCTATAGGCTTTTGTTTTTTTCGCTATGTTCTTTGGTTGTTTCACGAATTGTTTTCCCTGAGCTGTTCCTTTTCTTTTTGCTCTGGTTGTTGCTGCGTATTCCTGTGGACTCAAGCTCTTGATGGCTTTCTCGGGAAGATATCTTTCTCCTGTCTTGGAAGAGGGTTTCCCAGACTTGGTTCGCCACTTTTGATTTGTCCACGCTTTAAGACTTCTTTGACTTTTTTTTAACGCCACTGATTATACCTTTGTTTGCTGAAGCATAAAATACTTGTTTGCCACGTTTCTTACCATATTGTTTTTCCATTGATTTTTTAATCTTGGTTCCTTTTTTACTTAGTGGCATTGATACTCCTTATCGTATTTGTGGTATGTAATGTTCTTCTACACGTATTGTAACAGTTACATTACCTGAAGAACTACATAGTCCTCTAAACTTATCACCTTGATATAACCAAAAGCCATCGGTTATTTGTATTAAACCATTAGCTATTAATTTTGTTGTTTCGGCTAAAGTGTAATATGTTGTATTAGCAGAATCATACCAATCTAAAGAAAATGTTAATTGATTAGAAGTATTGTTAGCAATATAAATACTTTTAATTTCTGCTTCATAGTTATTAGGTACAGTATAAATATCCTGATTAGATGTTGTTAATTCAAAACTGACTGTTCTA